GATTATCAAGGAACAATCGCGGCTAGTGGTTCACTGGTTTACACCTATGATGTCCCAGTGGCATATGACATTGTGTATCAAGTTACTTCACACTCGCGCCACCCACGCCACGATAGAGCTTTATTAATTCAACTACTACAAAAGTTTCCATCAAAGTACGGCAAGCTAGCTGTGCCAAATCAGTTAGGTACTGAAACGGCATATCGAAGTATGTTCCTTGATGGATATACAAAACTAGACGGAGTTGAGGAGGATACTGGCGGAGCCCGTCGTATTCTTCGCAACGCATTAACAGTCAGAGTGATAAGTGAGATGTCACCTTATGTGGCAGTCACCGCAACTCCAATTGTTGATGAAGTCTTTCTGGATAAGACGACTCCCCCTACTGGATACGAGATGGTCTAACACATGGATACTCTGTTTAAAACTAAGGAGATAAACTAATGGCATTTCAACGCCCTGGGGTTTATGTACAAGAAGTACTAAATCCCGTTCAATCAACAGTAGGGCCTAACTCAGATTCAGTTGGTGCTTTCATCGGCGCTAACGATCGTGGACCTACTACACCAACGCTGGTTACCTCGTGGAGCCAGTACACAAATCTGTTTGGAACATGGAACACCGTCGCAAGCAACGACTTGCCTCTTGGTGTTTATATGTTCTTTGCAAACGGAGGAAGTCGCGCCTATGTTGAGCGCGTCGTAGGAGCTGGAGCCGCAAGCGCTGTCCGTACTTTCAATGATCGTGCCGGAACACCTTTGGCAACACTTCGTTTAACTGCTGCAAATCAAGGCACATGGGGAAACAACCTCAATGCCACGATTTCTAACTCTCTAACAACAGGCAAGTTTGATCTCACTATTTACTACGGTGGAAACACAGACGCAGAAATTGTTGAAAAATTTACTGACCTCAGTATGACTTCAACTGATACTCGCTATGCAATCTCAGTAATTAATGGGGCTTCAACCTATGTAATTGCTACTGACTTAGGTTCAGCTACAACTGGTGCAAATAGAAACCCAGCGATTGTATCTAATCAAGCCCTTAGCACTGGAGCAAATGGATCTGCTGTAACAGTTATTGCTGATTACTCTGGTTTTGACACAATTAAGCAGTCATTGATTCTTAATGTGCCGGGACTAACAGATGCAACAACTATTAACGCTGCTATTTCATACGCAGAAAGCAGAGATGATGTCTTTGTAGTTATTGATTCAAAAGAATCTAACGCCTCTGACGCTATAGATCTTGCTGCTACATATACCCCTAGCTCTTACGCTGCGGTTTACTATCCAGCACTTGTTATCTCTGATCCAACCGTTGGAGTTGGCGGAGCATCAGGTCAAGTAAAAACTGTAGGTGCGGGGGCAGCTTTGGTGGGTATCTACTCAACAACCGATGCTTCTCGCGGTGTCTTCAAAGCACCGGCTGGTTTACAAACTCGTGTTGCTGGCGCCGTATCTGTAAGCACACTTACTAATGCAGAACTAGACAGCATGAACTCTGCTGCTGCTCCAGTTAACGCAATTAAGTTTGTACCAGGATCAGGCATCGTTGTTATGGGTTCACGCACTCTTAAGACTGGATATGTTGACAAGTATGTTCCAGTACGCAGAACTCTTATTTACCTCCGTAAGGCACTCACAGATCTCACAGAGTTTGCGATCTTTGAGCCAAACGATGAGGCTCTATGGCGTCGTATCAATGCGACTGTCAGCGGATTCTTAACAGGCTTCTGGTCACAGGGCGGTCTTCGTGGAGCGACCCCGCAACAGGCGTTCTTTGTTAAGGTTGATGCAACAAATAACCCACAAGCATCTATTGATAATGGAGAAGTCCATATCGAAGTTGGTGTGGCACTACAGCGTCCAGCTGAATTTGTTGTTATCAAGATCGGTCAATTTGACGGTGGAACCACCGTTACTGTGGCGTAAAGGAGATAATCACACATGCCAAACACAACAATCAATCGCTTCTCTACCCTAGCGACAGATCCGTTACGCTCGTTTCGATTCTATGTTGAATTCGAAGTAGTTGGCCGTAACGGAGAAGATGTATTTGATGGTCGCATCAAGTCATCAGATGCCGCGTCAACCACTGCTGGTAAATCAGTAGGCTGGGCAGGAGGCTTTACAAATATCAGTGGTCTTAACATCACCACTCAATCAATTCAATACCGTGAAGGCGGCTACAACACCACCGTACATCAAGTACCTGGTATGACCACTTTCAGCCCAATCACAATGCAACGTGGCGTCCTATACGGAAACGACCAAGCAATTACATGGATGCGTGGTTTGTTTGCTGCGGCTGCTGGTGATGGTCTAAAGGTAGGTTTAGCCGAAAAGAAAACCTTCCGCGTCAATCTAAAGATCTGGGTTATGGATCATCCAAACGCTGGACCTACAGATGCAAATGTCCCTCGCATGGGCTTCAAAGTACACAACGCTTGGATCAGTGGATTAAACTACACCGATCTAAATGCTAACGATGGAGCAATCTTGTTTGAATCCATGAGCTTGGTGCACGAAGGTTTGTCAGTATTCTTTACTGATACAGGCTTTACACCAGTCGAAGGTGGAGCAAAGGGATAAGTAGTACAAGCGTAATAACCAAACAATAGGGAGTAATAAACCGTGACTGAAATCATTACTGATGCGGAACTAGTTAATCAATACGCAAAGAAGGCTCTGGAGGAGCCCGAGGCAGAAGTAACAACTCGGGCTCCATCCGACTCCGAAGTAACTTTACCGGGTGGTTACCTAACCCCAAGCGGTGTTGTTCGCACCGCTGAAGTTAGAGAACTAAACGGAGAGGACGAGGAGATTGTTTCAAGAACCGGGTCAACAGCTAAAGCGCTCAACGCTTTACTGGAACGCGGTTTAGTTAAAATTGGAAACGAAGAGGTAACTCGGGATCACCTAGACCAGCTACTATCCGGCGACAGAGATGCAATTCTCATAGGCATCAGGACTATTACATTTGGCAGTGAGCTGAATGTGACAGTTAGATGCGGTAATTGCAGCCAGCAACAACAGGTAGTAATTGACCTGCTAACTGATGTTCCATCAAAGGAACTAAAGGATGCGGTCAATGACCGAAACTGGGTTGTAGAAACAAAGAAGGGCACCGTAACCGTAGCGCTACCTAACGGTATTGTTCAAAAGAAACTTATGGACAATATTGATAAGACAGCCGCTGAGGTAAACACCATTCTTCTTTCTGGTTGCATTACATCTATTAACGGGGCTCCATCAGTAGGCGCTCGAACTGCTTTATCACTTGGTATGGCAGATCGAAACAAGATTATTGATGAGATCCTGAACCGTAACCCAGGCCCACGCCTTGGGGAGGTGAAGAAGACTTGTCAGGCATGCGGTGAGGATATTCCTCTACCGTTAAGTTTGACCGACTTGTTTCGCTTATAGCAAGCAAGACTACGAACATCTTCTTAACCAATACGAAGTTCTAACTAGAACCTTTAGCGGATGGACGCTATCGGAGATTAGGAAGCTTTCTTATAGAGAGCGCCTCAACTGGTTAGACCGAGCGCAACGTTATAGCAGAAGAGGAATTAGCTGATGGATAGCAAAGATCGTTTGGGGCTAGGTGGATCAACCCGAGCGTCTTTTATTGTTGACCTCAAAAACGGCATAGTTGATGCTCGTCAAGAATTTAGACTTTTTAAGCAAGAGCTTCAAGACGCCACCACATCTGCCCAACGCTTTAGAGATGCTATGTCTAGCATCAAGATGGGCGGTGGCGGTGGTGGAATTGGTGGAAGCTCAAATCAAATTGCACCGGATCCAGAATTTACTCCACCAGCAAGTCAAGCCGCAATAGGTGGAGGTGGGGGCGGAGGCGCTCAACCACCTGCTCTTACTGGCGGTGGCGGTGGCATGGTCCCATACAGTCGAGGTGGGACAGTAGTTGCATATACTCCTGCAATCTCCTCTGCTGGCGGTGGAGGCGGTGGTGGTGGGTTCACAGGTGGTACTAACCTCACAGACTTTATAAAAGAAAACCCTGCTGCGGGCGCTCTATTTGCTGGCGCAGCAAGCGGAGCTTTATTCTCTGCATCTGATTCAGTAGAAGCTCAACTTCTTATGCAACGCGCCGCGTTCTTTAACTCTGCTGGTCCTAGCGGTAGAAGACTTACATCTGGCAAAGAGGTTCTCATGGAGAACCCAATGATTGGTGGAACATACGACTTTGAACGTATGCGTCAATTACAAGAACGAATGTCTTATGAAGGCACAGTTCTTGACAAGATGGATGCGATGCGATCTTTGGTCGCCGCTCAAAGCTACGGCATCACTGGGCCTAACATCACTCAAGCTGGTGGTCAATTCGGTAGCGTCGGTATGGGCGTTGCTCAAGTATCCAACCTTCTTCCCGGCATCGGTGCTGAAGGATCAATGCGAGCCTTTGGCGCAATGCAACAGGGACGCAATGTAAACATGCTTCGCGGAATTGGTATTCGTCTTCGTGATGAGCAGGGCAACCTAAAGCCGCCTGATCAGATCATTGACGACCTCTGGAAAAAGATTTGCCGCGACTACGCACGAGCTTACGGCTCAGATAGAAAACCGTCTGAGCGCGAAGTCCTTATCGGCTTACAGCCTGGTAACTCTATGGACTCCATGCTTGATATGTATTTTGGCAACGATCCTATGGCAAAACAGTTAGTTGCTAACGGTCTTTTGTTTAAAGCAAAGACTGGTGGCGGAGCTATTACTAAAGAAAACATTCAAGAGTTTGGTGGAACTACTGCTGCTGTTAGTGCGTTCAGCAAGAGAAATGCCGCTGCCGCTCAAGGACTTGGTCAAGTGGCAAACGCTGGAGCTATTGGCTATGAACAAGCAGCTCAAAGCTTGACGATGCTTGGTCAGTTCATGAACATGCTTGATCGATTTACAGGTGTTCTACAGTTGGCTACTCGCGGAAATGCTTTTGTGACCACGCTAATGGGATCTGGAAACGATTTCCTAACCAAAATCTTAACGATGCTATTAGGTATTAAAGGAAAGCATGCTGGTGGTGGTGTAGAAGATACGACCCCATATGTTGTTGGTGAAAAAGGTCCTGAGCTTTTTATTCCAAAAGTTGATGGCGTCATTATCCCTAATCATTTAATGGGAACAAAGAATCGTCACGAGGGTGGTGGCGTAAAACACAGCCACGCAGGAGAAACTTTAAAAGAGTCTCAAGTAAGATCAATTTTAAAACAAGCAGGTTTTGCTGAAGGAAGAGAACTTGATGAAGCAGTAGCGATAGCTCGCGCTGAATCAGGGTTTAGAACTAACGCTGAAGGTGATAAGGAACTAGCTAAAAAGTCTAATCTTTGGGATTACAGTATTGGTTTAATGCAAATTAGAGCGTACGACGATCCAAATAAAGATCCTAAACGCGACTCTCGCCGACTCTATGATCCAAACTTTAATGCTAGATCGGCTTATCAAATCTATAAAGCAAGCGGTGACTGGAGAGCTTGGTACAACTCCGCAACTAAATTAGGATTTAAAGGCGGAGGGTCTGGCGGATCAGGCACTATTGACACTGCTGAAGAACTTCTTACTGTTCTCGGCGTTGATCCAGCGTCTTTTGATGCAAAGACATTGGCATCTGTCAATGCGCTTTTTAAAGATCCACAATATGCAACTCAAGTAAAAGATCTTAATTCTTTTATTAATCAAGGCGCTGGTGCCTCGGGTATGAATATGGGTATGCTGACAAGCGCCCTAAGCTCTGGCGGGGTTACCCACAACTATGGCGGAGTAGTTATAAATGTACTTGGTGACAACGCCAAGAAGATTGCTGAGACTATTAAGAAGATGTTCTCAGATGAGAAGATACTAGAAAAGGCGGCGAGTAAGTAATGGGATATTTAGACGCTACCAACTATGGTGCCTACAATCAAAAGACATCTGCCGCTAATTCGACTAACTCAACCTCTACAGGTACTGCTCGTCTCACTAAAGTACTTAACGGTAAAACCTATACCGAACTAGATCTTATTGAAGCTGGATTAAAAGGTGGGTTTACTAACAGAAATATTGCTTTGTTATTGGCATTGGACGCTGATACGGCTCAAGAAAAACCAAACTCAAATGATGTAGTTACCACAGCAAAAAATAACTGGACGGCTTCACCTAAAGACTACAAGTTTAACTTGCCGCCTCATCAGTGGAGCATCCCGCTACGACCAGTTGAGGTTGATTCAACTATAGTAAGTGGAGCTAATGGATCTGGAACATCTTTCCATGGTCTTCGTCGTGGTCGTATTTGGTACTGGAACACCTCTGGCGACATCACTCAAATTGACTCATCTACTGGAGAAACTGTAACCGCGGCTGAAAAAGTTGCTGGCACAAAAGTCGTTGGCGGAAGCGAAATTAACTTAGAAGATAGAAAATATGCTTTCCAGTTCTTATGGAACCCAGAATCAATCTCTGTAAATGTTGCTAGAAATATGGACATCACCCCGTCTGCTGCGGATGCTCTTCGTGTAGTAACAGGCGTGTTTCCGGGTCAAGAGACGGTTAGCTTAAACCTTCTTCTAGATAGAACTAATGACTTTGCCTGTATCAAGCATGCTTCACAGGGCACCACTTCTGACTTAAAAACTTTTGAAACCTACTACCTCAATAGATACCCAAACGAACTAAAGCAAGACTTTGCTACAGAGATGGATGCTTTACTACGGCAAGGAACCCTCTATGATCTTGAATATTTATTTAGAGCAGTAAACGGATCGGGATTCATTGGACCTGATGGCAAACCCGGCTATTACACCAACCTACTAAACAGAGTAACCGCCAATATTGGTTATTTACAGCCAACGCTTCTAGGTATAGAACTTGGACCTACGCAAGATAATCTTTCCTATGTTGGTTGGATCTCTAACCTTTCTATGAACCATACTAAGTTCACAGAGACCATGATCCCGCTTCAAACACAAGTTTCAATCTCTATTGAATGCTTCTCTGGATCCGGAATAGGAGCTAGCAAGTAATGGCTATCTTTAAAGGCTCTCGCTACGAATACTCAACAGTTGATTACTTTTCTATTACGCCTGACGGCGCAGAAAACCCTGTAGTGTTTTATCAATTTTCACCCCTTGGTTTAGTTCGCTATTGGGTTCATGAGTATGTAAAAGGCGAACGCTTGGATCAAATTGCGGCTAAGTACTATGGCAAACCAGAGTTCTGGTGGATTATTCCAGAGTACAACCCAGAACTAGAAGACATTACGGATATCCCAGCGGGAACCCAATTAAGGATTCCTAATGTTTAATTATGTAAAGGTTAAGTTTCCAGAGTCTCCTTCAGTACAGCCTTCATTTGTGTACTCGGCTACCCTAAAACAAAACCGATACTCTCACGAAATTATGACAATAACCTTTAGAGATTGGGATCTACCCTACGAGGTTGTTGAACCAAATAGCCCAGTTAATGTAACCATGTACGGCCCAGGTAAAAGACGAGAGTTCTACGGATATGTTCATCAC